TTCCTGTTCTCCCATAGGATCTTTAACATCATCCATTCCCTGCGGATCTTCTGCCTCAAAGATAGAGGGATATAACTGGAGTAGTTCTTTGCGAACTGAGTAAAAAAAAACTGTCCACCTAACGTGAACTTAATATCTAACTTCTGTTTAAACAGTTCGGCTCGTTCCTCCAATGTCTTAGCATCATACTTCTCAATCTCAAACTCATGTTTAGTTTTTGTTTTAGTTATAGGTCTATACATTATAGCTGTGATAATATGTAGAAAATCAATTACCTCTTCAGGCTTCTTAGTAAGTAATGTGTCTAAGTCAACAAACTCACCGAAGGATATTTTCTTATATGATGGTAAATAACCATAGTCTATTCCATCTATTGTAAATCTATCAATTAAGTTTATTGGTTGTCTTGGAACCATTGCAAAGATTGATGTTGCAAGAAAGTCTACCTTATGATTGTCTGCCTCTAATAATGTTTCCATTGGACAGTCTGTTAATAGATTAACTACCTTAGCTTTAAAGTAATCATCCTCAAATAAATCTTTTACCTTGAAGATCTTTTGATAATCTCCTATTGAGAGATATTCTTTTATCTCATAATCTTTTCCATATAAATTAAATTCTATCATTTTCTACCATATCTTTTATCTTTATTACTAATCTTGTAATTACATCCACACGATTTAGTATTATTACTTTCTACATTCTGTACTATAATCATCTTCTCATTACCACAATCACATTGGAATAGACCAGTCTTAAAATATCTCTTACCTGATTTAATATATCCTGTACGTTTGATTAGTGTTAGTTTGTTTTGTTTGTGTCCTATTTCCATATAAATAATATACACTTTTTATCTCACAAAGGCAATACTATAACGCCCTGTTGATTTTAAATTCTTAACCTCATAATACATTCTTAACATTATACTATCAGCAATATCGGGACTGACCCCTAACATCTTCTTCATTACGTCCTTTCCGATTACACCTACCTTACCATCTTTCTCTACATCCTTTAGTTTGATTGCTAATAGTTGTTGAGTTAGTTCATCCACTAAACCTGGATCTAATACATTAATACTAATCTTACCATCCTTGAATAGGTCTGATAGTTTAACATAACATTGAGACTTTAAGTTGGTGAAGTTCTGTTCGTGTAATGGTCTTGAGTTGTTTACAAATGATGTACATCTTAATCTGTCTACAAGGAAACCTCCTACTCCATCACTATCTGCTATGACTTGAGATGGATGGATTCCATGTTTGGATATTAAATCTCTTATATGATTATACAATGTGTCTCCGTCTATCTTATTATATCTTATTATTTCTACAATAGTTAATCCCACCCAAATTGATATAACTGTACTATCCCCACCGAAACGAGCAACGTCAATACATATGTACTTCTTATCTGATGGGTTTGGTGCAAACTTAAATGATGATGCTGCTATACTATCAAAATCATATAGAGCATCCAACGATTCATTATAGTTCCAATCACCCATCAACAATCTCTTACGTTGTTCTGATGGTAATGAGTTTAACATATCCAAATAAGATTTTGGTAAATGTGGGTTGTCGTGTGGTAGACTTGGAATGAACTTAATATTGTCTGGCAATCTTTCTTCAACATAAGGGATATAAAACTCTGACTTAATAAATCCCTGTGATGGGTTGGTGGTCATTAATATCTTGCCAATCAAATTGTGTTCGTTCAATTTAAATCTTAGACGGGACTTAACAATGTTATAGGCCGTCCTTGTTACTTGGGAACTTTCTTCTATTACCGCACAAGTAATCTCTATACCCGCAAGACTATCGAAGTTTGGGTCAGATGGTTTTGCTTCCAAATCCTTTAGGATAATTTCTGAACCATTATAGAATGTAATTGTATTTGATTGTCCGTTATAGTTATAATGTTTTTCTGCTTCCATCCCACTCATCTTTAAAACCTCAAATAAGGTGTTTAGAGACGTTTGTTTTAGAGATGATAAAGTTGTACGTCCAAGTAAAGTTCTTATCCCCTTGTACTTTAAACACATCGTCATTAACCATAAACACGCTAACATACTCTTCCCACCACCAGCACTTCCCCCAAAAACTAATTCATTGGTCGTGTTGTCCATAAGATAATCCCATGCGATGGTTTGTCTCTTAGTTAATTTTATATCTGGCATATAATGATGATGGTTTATAATTCTTATTAGAGTTATTATGTTCCAAGTGATGAAACATTAAATCCCTTGGTAAGAATTTAGAACAGAAGTAAGAGTTATTGAATGATGATGTGTTCCCATCAAATGAAACTTTCTTATCCACTATTAATAATTGTAAGTCCTTATCCAAAAAGAATTGACCTACCTCTTGGTAATTTAATATTGGTAGACCTAATATCATTGCAAATGGTTTCCCCAATTTATATAATCTATCCAATACTTCTAACTTACGAGTGAAGGGTGGATTTGAGACCACACAATCATAGTATGTAGGTTCATACTCAAAAAAGTCATAACCATCTTCTATGTGTCCGTAAATCACTTTATGACCCTGTTTGATTATTTGTTGTACAAACTCTGATTCAAATTTATCAAATGGACACCACACAATACTATTCGGTTTAATAAATTGTAAGATTGGTTCAACCAATATTGATGGTGTGTAATACTCGTCCTTATCTTTACTTCTATAATATTCAGTGTTCATAGGTCAAAAACGAAATTTTACAGGCTTAATCCCTGTCTAATACAATGTTCAAGTTTATTTCATTTCCGTTCGAAGTAATATCAATCTTCTTCGTACCTTCCAAAGAATGTATTTTTGCAATATCCGCAAGAACTTCTCTTTCAACTCTTTTATTTCTGTCTTCTCTGCATCTTTTAAGTAAGTCATATAGTTGGTTTAAATGATTTTCTAATATCTCCTCTTGGTTTTGAGTATATCTTTCCTTTAATCTTTTTCTTGCTTCCGCCCATAGGTTCTCACCTTGACGAACAGACACACCAAATTCTTTTGATGCTCGTTCAGCAAACTCATTATAACCCAAATGTTCGTATAACATCATTTCATATACTCTACTCATTCTTGCTTCAAATTCCAACTCATCGGTTTTTCTTCCTGCTTTAGCCATAATATTTTATTTAAAATTTTCTGTAATATATATTTTTAACTTATTTGCTTGAGAGTTTGCACAAGACATACATCCCCAGTCAAAATCCTCATTAAATAAGAAATTATATACCTTATTTACAAACTGTCGTTTAGAATTATCTTTTCTATTCAATTCAACATAAGCAAGTTTAATCTCATCCATTGTTGGGATATATGGGATATAATCTTCATCCTCAATAATTGGTGGTAGTTCTGTTATAGGTTTTTTCTTCTTACAAGATGTACAACCTTTCTTCTTCTTACCATCTGACTTTAAACTATTAATTTTATCTTTTAATTCTTTTTCCATATTAATTCATTGTTTATTCTTGCTTCAGCTATCTTTAAATATTCTTCTTCCTTCTCAATTCCAATAAAATCAAATCCACCCCTGATTGCTGCTTTACCTGTTGAACCACTACCAAGGAAACAATCTAATACGGTTCCATTAACTGGTGTTACTAATTTAATTAGGTATAACATTAGTGCTGTTGGTTTAACTGTTGGGTGATTGTTCTTCATAGTTGGTGCGTTCTCACCATTCTCTATTAATCTTTTCTCTACACTAATTTTTCTTCCTATTCCACCTGAATTAAGTTGTGATGGTCTATTCTCAAATCCATCTAACCCTTCATCTCTATCTTTCTTGGACGCCTTGGGACAATAGAAAAACCTACTCGCACCACCTTTATCAGTTTTACCATCATTTACTTTTGTGTCCCCTTTTGATTTAAATCCTTCATATAGATTTTTAGGACTTGATTGTTGGGTCATACCAACCTTACCTGTACTAATCCCCGATTGTTGGTCTAATACTTGTCCCGCCTCTTCGTCAAATATGATGTTTGCTGGCCATCTACCTTCTAAATTACCACCAACCTTAACCGTAATATTATCCCTATATTTTTCATTTGATAAGTTATATGAATTACCTAAATTACTTTCATCTGTTTTATAACTTCTACCTATTCTTTTAGCGTTAGCAGGGTCAATACCTGGTATCCTACTCTCATCTATATTTAATCCACCCGTTCCCCATCGTAATACATTCTCCGCCACAGTCTTTTCACTTAATGGTTTCCGTGCCATAACGATTGGTTCGTGGGATGGTTTTAACGCCGTTCCCCATCCTTCCCATTCACTATTACCTTTTTCAATTACTTTAACTCTATAACCATTTTCATCAACTTGTTTTGAAAAGTCACCATTAATTGAACCTTCAATACAATTTGAATTTGCTGCGGTATTATTAACTTTATATGATGTTTTTTCTATACCAACAACCTCCCTATCATTCCCTTGTAATTTATCCACCGCCTTACCGATGTTATGTGATTTAGGAAACCCTGAACCATACACCCACATAATCTGGTCCCTTATCTCAAACCCTGCGTCTTCAATTGCCACAGCCATTCTATGATAGGTTCTACTACCACTGAACGCAACCATATGACCACCAGGTTTTAATACCCTTAGACATTCTATCCATACATCAGGACGTTGTGCTATATCACCACCATCCCAAGTCTTTCCCATAAATCCTTTTGATGCTCTACTGAACGCACCATCAGTTCCATATTGTGCTGGCGCTGAACCTTCTTTACCAAACCTTTTAACAATTGATGTTAAATGATATGGTGGATCCGTTACAATACTATCTACTGAATTATCTGGTATAGTTTTTAATACCTCTAAACAATCTCCTAATCTTAAATCTATCATATATCTATTTTAATCATGTATTAGAGGATATTCATCCTCGTCTTTTAATAAGTCCATTAGTTTTTTATGTTCTTCTTCATTCCATTTATTTAATTCCCTCGCCAATAATCCATCAGGTGTGTCTGGTATAAAAAACTCATCTATATTATCCATACTGTGTACTGATTCTATTGATGGTATTACTGCTTTTGGTTCTGGTTTCTTACAATTGCAACCCATTTTTTTCTATTTTAATTGGTTTATATTCCATCCTTAGTTCTCTTGTCTTATCTAATATATATTCTTCAACATCATTTGGAGTTGGTAAATCTAATTCTCTTTCTCCCCACGAATTTATCACCTTGGATTCAACGGGTTCAACATATCTTCCCAATTTTCCCAATCTTCTATCTCTTTCAAACTTTCTTTTTGTTCTTCTATATGCTGAGCTACTCATTGTTATATCTTTTAAATGTATTTAATTTAACTTGTGTCCTTGTCTCTTTAATATATCTTCCTATTGATGGTAATGATATTGTCGTTTCAATTGCCACCTTCTTTAATGATCCTTTAATAAGGTACAACTCGAAGATATGCTTCAAAAACCATGATTGATCCTGAAACTCTTGTTCCATTATATCCATAAATCTATGTTCATCCATCTCCGTTTCATCCTTTAATATGTGAACCGCATCATTCAATTCAACGTGGGTGAAGTTTTCTTTTTTATATTTCTTATAGAATGGTGAGGATGGATAACACCAATTCACCATAATCATTTTTACAATATAAAACTTTAGACTCTCATCATCCGTTCTTATGTTATTATAATCTTTTTTATCATAAAGTTGAAGTATAACCTCGTGCAACAATTCTGAAGCCCAATCATCATTCTTGGTATATTTCTTTGCTATTATTAATAACTTGTAATAATTCTTATTTATGTACTGATCTATTTCAATCTTCATGTAAGTTCTTTCTACAATCCAACAAGACCTGGCAAATAACATATTGCTCGAGTTGTTCATTTGTAATTATACTACTTTCTAATACTTCATCTAAGAATGTAATACGGTTTATTTCTGGATCTAAATCCCTATCAATATTTTCATACAATACATCAATCAATTTATTACATAAAACTTTCTTAACATCATCACCTAATTTGAAATAGTTAATTGGAACATCAATCCACCCCAATTCAATGTGTTCTTCTTTTCTTTTCATAATTATAGTCGTGTATTGCCTTCCTTATTGTGGTGTGGGAACAATCATAAATATGTTCTAAATCATCAAAAGACATTCCATCTTCTCTATATTGTAATATTTGTTCTATATTCTTCATTAAATTATTATATACATATGGTGTATTTGACCAATTAATTCTTTTATGTGGTTTCTTTATGCCAGGTACTACGTTGAGGAACTTTCCATCTTCTTTAATACCAGGTTTGTTCCATACATTTGTTGTCTCATCAAATATCCAACCAAGTGCAATCATCAATTCAAATGTCTTTTCCTTTTGATAATCATTGTAATACTCATTTGGTTTGGGTCTATATATTCTACCAAATGGATCTTGATTTTGTTTCCCTTTATTTTGTGCAATTGAATAACAAGGCTTACAATTCTTATAATAATAATTTCTATTTCCTTGTGTGTTCTTATGAAATTTACTAAGAGGTTTATACACTAAACAATCTTTACATACCCTATACTCCTCCAGTATGTCTGGTTGTGATTTTAAGTCCTCTGGTTGGTCTAATTCTTCTTCTTGGAATATATCTATCATATCTATAAATAGTTTAAGAAAACCCAAAATCTTGTTCTTTAGGCAAGAAGTTGGGTCTGAGTAGCATTATCAGGTATGATAATAAATAAATATAAACTAATTAATCTATTTCTTCAAGAGATAGAAATTGTTTAGTCTTTTCAATAATTCTTGAATATTGGCTAAGAATAATATTATCAC